CACAAGCACGGCCTGTCCAATCGCGGCGCGATGGTCGGTGCCTACTGCGTGTGGAAGCTGAAGAACGGCGAGACGCAGTTCGAGGTGATGAACAAGGAGCAGATCCTTGCCATCCGTGACCGCTCATCGGCCAAGACCAAGGACGGCAACATCGTCGGCCCGTGGAAGACGGACGAAGCCGAGATGTGGCGCAAGACCGTGGTCCGCCGGGCCAGCAAGTATATGCCGCTCTCGACCGAAGCGCAGCGCGCCGTGGCCGTGGACAATCAGGCGGAAGGCGTGATCGAAGCTGACGAGCAAGCCGGCAGCGACGTCGATATCGCAGGCTTCGACATCACGGACTTCGATGAGACCCCGGTCGCGGAAGTGCAGGTGCAGAGCCTCGAAGAGAAGCTGGCCGCCAAGACAACGGCAGCACAGCGCCAGAAGAAGGAACTCCACATCGATGTTCTGGAGCCTCAGGAAGAAGGCGACATGGTCGATTGGGATGGCTGGTGCGAAGCCGCATGCGACATCGTTACGAAGCTGACACCGCAAGAACGCGGCGAGTGGCGGGAACTGCACAACGGCTATCTCGACGAAGCCGAACTGATGGCTCCGCGCGGCGCCTTGAAGCTGCGCAAACTGTTTAACTGAGGAGAGAAGACATGGCTAAGAAATACGATCTGGTCGTCAAGGTTGGCGAATACACTGACGGCCAAGGCCAGACTAAGGGTCGCTTCAAGAACGTCGGCGTCGTGATGGACGGGAAGAACGGCCCCTACATCCTGCTCGACCGCACGTTCAATCCGGCTGGCGTCGGCGGCAACGATAGCCGCGAGAGCATCATCATCTCGATGTATGAGCCAAAGCAGGAAGGTGGTCAGCCCACCCAGCAGCGGTCGGGAGCGCCCTCGCAGCGCCCCGCTCCGGCCCCGCTGGACGACGACGTCCCGTTCTGAGTGATGAAGCAGGCGGCCTTAACGGGTCGCCTGCTCCACCTGATTATAGACCCGGTTGAAGCGCACGAACTCACCGTCGATCCGCTCCCGAAGAACCTCAAGCCGCTCCGCCTTCGTGCCCTCATCTATGTCCAGATTTTGAATGCGCTTGCGCTCTTCGTTCAGCTTCTTAACCGCCGCGCGCGTCGAGGTCAGGGCCGACTGAATTCGTGGGCTGGTTTCCGTCGGAAACTTTTCAATCAGCGCCCGACGCTCAGCCCCGGTCGAATCCTTCAACTGCTGGTTCACAACGCGCGCCTTCTCCTCGCGCTCGTAATACTCACCGACGTTGCGCCCCTTCCCCGGCTGGCCAACAAGGCGGCGGACCACAGGAGCTGCGAAGGGGTCCCCCTCTGCGCCAGTCTTGTAAAGCGACTTGGCGAGGGTGTTCACACCACCGAGTCCGAACTCAAGGAGATACTCGAAGCTCTCGGCGGGGAAATTCATTCCGCCCTTAACCTTACCCTCTCCGCCAGAGATGTCATTCAGGAACTGAGAGAATTCCTTGTAGCCTTCGGGCGTATTGTATCGAGCCACAGAGGCGTAAGACTGCCCCCTGTCGAACGGCTCGTTGTAGATCGGCTTGCCCATGAAGTTCTCGTTCAGGGCGAGTTCCGTCAGCGGCTTGAACACGGTCGGCGTCGCAGCGCGAGCAATAGAGCTTGGGACGTTGCCGGCACTGAACTGCACTGGTGAGAAGTTTCCGAGAGCGGCAGTCACGATGTCCATCCCAGCTGCGCCAAAGTCGTCACCGCGACGGGCAGCATCCATCGTCCGGGTTGCGAGATACGGGAAGAAGCCAAAGCCGTAAGGCATCGGGATCTTCAGGTAGCTCCTCCCGTTGAGGGGGCTCATGATGATGAGGTTGCGCTCTTTCTCGTAGTCCGGGATCTTATCCCAGAAGAGCTTGCCGTCGTCGTCCTCGTCGGAGATGCCCGCATTGGCAGCCGCGAGCGTGGCAGCCGTGGCCATCATGCCAAGCAGCGCCGCCTGCGTGGTGGACAGCTTGCCGGTCTTCAACGGGTTATTCGACAGCGCCCGCGCCGTGCGGACGCTACCCTGAATGCCGGCATTGAAGAAGGCGTACAGGGCGTTCAACAGGGCGCCAGCCTCACCGCGCCGATTGAAATCCACAGTCGCCTCGCGCGAGACCATGGCCGCCTGTTCGCGGGTCATACCGACATCGATTGCGGCGCGGTAAGCGGCAAAGCGGATACCGTTCTCGAAGATGGCGTTGGTGCTTTCGAGGGCGCCAACCATCGCGCGGAAACCTTTGCCCGTGGGCTTCCACAGAGCGTCAATGGTTTCCTTGGCGCCCTTGGCGTCCTTGATGTCCTTCAGCCTTTCGTCGAGCGTCTTCAGATCATCCTGAATGCGGGCAGCCGCCTCTTGCGGGGTCTCACGCTGCGCCCACGACACAGATCCGCCGTCGAGCTTGAACTGCTCATACAGATCGCGCAGTGCGGGATCTCCGCCCTTGCCCCCATATTCAAACGACGCGATAGTGCGGAATACCTTCTTGTCCCTCACGAACTTTCTGAAAGCCTTGGCCAGCCCCGGAGAGTCGGCCCCAAGGTTCAGCGCCGCAGACTGCAGATCGCGGAAGACGTTCGGCACGAAGAAGTCCGGGTTCGCCGTGGTGAACGAACGTGACAGCAGGCGCGTCACCTTGTTTGAAAGCTCTAGGAACCAATTCATCTGCTGCGGGTTCAGGTTCTTCGCTGCCTTCGCGAGCAAGGGATCATTGATGCGCAGATAGAACGTCTCACCGCCGCGCTTCACGATCATGAACTCATCATCCTTGGGGGATGGACGCCGGATGTTCCCGTTCCGGTCGCGCGGCGGATTGCGGTCACTGAAGACGCGCCATTCATTCGACGGATTTTTGATGAAGAAGTCCATCATCTTCTGGCCGACACGGTTACGTTCACCGCGAACGATGCGAGCTCCGATGTCAGACATGAACGTGCCATACGGGGAGAACGGCAACGTCTTGCGACCGCGACGCTGATTCCACTCATTCTTGGTGATGGAGAAGCCAGCGCCTCCGGACATCATCTCCTCATAGGAATCACCCTGATCGTCCATCAGAGCGAAGTCGGCGTCAGAGAGGAATTGCCCCGGCTTGGTCTTGCCCTTCACCGGAACATAGTGGGGGATTGCCTTGAGCATTTCGTCGGCGATTTTGCGCGACTTCACGCCGCGAGCAACGTCGTTATCCAACGCCCACTTCACGGAGTCCCGATGAACCTTGGCAATGTCTTTCCAAGCCTGCCCCTTGGGTCCGTTCTCCAACGGGTCCACCTCATCAAAGGCGTCCTTGTTGGAAATGCCCGACCCCGACAGCAGGGTCGTGTTGGGCTTTTTGTACTGAGCAAGGATAGCCGCATCAATCGCCGGGTCTGGGTGTGACCAGCGCGGCTGCCGTGGATGCCAGTCACGCTCACGTTGGTTCATGTCGAAGTTTGGATTTGTCCCATTGACCTTAGTCATGAGCGCCGGGTCGCCGCCCTTCTTTTTGACGAGCCGACCAATTTCCCGCATCTCAAAGTCGGCATTTATCTCCGGAGCCGCCTTTGAATAGAGATACAGGTCGATGTCGTTCATCCCGAAGCCGGCCTCGCGGGCGATCTCCTTAATCTTCTTACCGAAGTCCCGCTCGAACTTCTGCATCAGTTCGCCGGCACGGCTGTCGAACTTACGTGCAGCCTCGTAGAAACCCTCGAAGCCAGCGGCCAGTTGGCCAAGGCTCTGCACAACGCGCAGGCGCTCGAAGCGATCAACCAGCTTGCGAGAGTAGCGTTGCCGGCGCGTTTCCTTCGGCAGCACGAGACTAGGCGGCTGCTGCGACGGGAACAGCGACGGCTGCGGACCTGATGGGGGCGGCCCAGACGGAGGAGGGGCGCGTCCACGCGTTTGCGCGCCACGGGCAAACAAAGTTAACTGCGCCGGCCCCTGTTGGGCGGAAGGAGGCGTCTTCATGATCGCCCTGTAGTCAGCCTCAGTGGCCTCAAACAGCGGGTTGACGATTTCGATAAGGCGGCTGAGCGCGGAAGTGTCGCCATCGGGAATGCCGAGCATGCTCTTGAACATGGCGACAAACCGCTGGAACAGATTCTGCCCCGGCCCGACCTCGATGCCGCGCAAATACTCCTGCGCATTGGCGTTGGTCATGCCCCACGTCAGAAACTCATCAGGGTCCACAAGCGCATTGTTACGCGACTCGCGTATCGACAACTCGAACTCAGTGAGCTTGGCTCCAGACTTTACGCGCTTATTGAAGTGCTTAACGAAAGCGCTGTAAACATCTTTTAGATCGCTGACAAACTTTGCTGTCTTCGGAGTGAGGTTGCGCCCTTTTTGGTCTGCGAAGGTGAGCGCGAGAGATATGGCGTGCAGCGCTTCGTGGAGAACAACTTCCGAAGTGTTGCCAGCTGTTTTTTCCCCCATTGTGGGGGACCGCAAGAATACATTAATCGTATTGTCATCAATGTTAGTGGACACCGCCCCATACGCGCTGCCATAGGCAACGTTCGCTGGAGCGGTATCTCCATATTGAACAATATTAAGTTTAACTTTAAACCCAGCGCGCTCAACCTCACTCAGAACCGTCGAGATGCGGCCCGCCAGATACATTTCATACTGACTGAACCTGTCGTCGAAGTTAGCAAAAATCTCTTCCAGCATATCGGAGAGCTTGCCGCCCCGATACTTGTCGATGTCCATGCGGACGCCGCCCATGACGCCTCCGGGCTCCACCTCGGACAGCCTATCCCGCTCTTCCGCTACAAGCTGATCAATCTCTTCCTCGATGTCCGTGACGGCCTCGTCGCGCGCGTTCTCTAGCGCCTCGACGAGCGCGTCTCGTCCCGCGTCAGTTTTGAAGCCCGGGTCCTCATCATCCATAGCTTCGTTAATATCGTCGACGACTCCCTCGTCCAGAACGCCGTCCTTTACGAGCTTATTGACCCGCTTACGCACCGAAGCGGGCGTTTCCAGTTCGTCGAGCGCCTCGATAAGATCTTCAAACTTCTGGTTGTGCGCCACCATTAGTGGGTGCTCGTCGTAATCAATCTCCGTATCGAGCTCTTCCTCCGGCTCCGCCCTACCGGACAGCATGTCCCCTTGATCGCGGCTAGCGTCGAACATGCCGCCTTCCTGCTGATCAAACGACTGCTGATTGCCGCGCCGCATCTGCGACTGCTGCAAGCGCGCCTGCATTTCGGCACGCTGGCGTTCGGTCATGCCACCTGCCGGGACAGGCTGAGCGGCGGTTAGTCCAAGAGAGCCTTCTTGGGTCCCCGGAGCAGTGCCCGTAGGTTGTTCGCGGTTCGCTTGGCCTTGGCCCGCGTCTCCGGGTGCAGCCGCTTGTCCACCGACGCCCGGTTCAGCAGTGCTATCTTCGATATTGGTGACAGGGCCATCAGGGAACTCCTCTTGTCCAGCATCATATTCCGAGTAGTCGCGCGCCTCGGCCATGACTTCTTCAAACTGCTCGTTCACGTAATCAACGATGCCCTGCGCCGGGTCGCCGTCATAGCCAATCTGCTCGGCAATGGCGCGCATGTCGGCGTCAGTCAGATCAACGCCAAGGTCGCTGGCCTCTCTGGACACGCGCTGTACCGTTTCATCGAGGCCGTAGTCTTCCTCCTCCTGAGCTTCCTGCTCATAAGGGCGGCCTGTGGTCGGATCGTATCTTGGTGCATCGCTGTTGATCAGGTCAGCAAGGGCCCCGGGAAGAACATAACCGTTCTCGTCAAGGGACTCGCCATAGAGGCCCCAGTCCTTAGGCTGGAACCCCATCGCAAGGTCAGAAAAGCTTTTCAGGTTCTCGTTGATCTGACGTTGATTCTGAATAACCTTTCCATCGCGACCGCGCGTTAGCTTTTCCTTGCCGAACATGCGGCGGAGATCGGCGCGGCTATTCAGCCAATCGGGATCGACGCCGGCATCAACCGCGCTCTCAAAGCTGTAGCGATCTTGACCCTTCTTAAAGGTCTTCGCGATCTGGGCGATATACGCCTGCATCGTGTTCGCGGCCTTAGGAGGGGCCGGCGGCTTTCGAGCGCGAGGCGGTTTAGTGGGGGCGGCAGCCTTGGGCGCGGGGGCGGGCGCAGTCGGAATAGATTTGCCCTGTAAAAACGCCTCAGTGAAGTTATCAGACGACGCGCGCCCATCTTCGCTGGTTAGGTTGGCGGCGAAAGAGCGTATCTTATCATCGTTGAGAGACCTCGCCCGCTGCTCTCCACGACCAAAGACGTGAACCGGAACGGGTTTGTCGCCATTAATGGCCTGAATGACCATCATACGATGACGACCATCATGACTTGTAACCTTGCCCGTCTCAAAGTCTACGTTCAAGAATGGGGAGCCTACAGGCTTTCCTGAAGAAATTTCCTTGGTAAGATAATCAAGGCTTCTCTGCTTAGGCATTTCCAGATCAGCGGCAAGCCTAAGAAACTTCGACGGCCTCATCATCGCCGTAAAGCCTCTGTAATTTACCCCCTGATTGTAAGGCACCTGACCAATGCCGGATTCCTGATCGAAAACGACATTGCCAACCTGCGAACGCTTTTCCGTGTTGTCAGGGCTGGGCGCGGGTGCAGCGCCAACCGGGCGCACATTTGCCCCGGTAGTGTCTTCTCCGATCCTGCTCGCAATAATTTGCTCATCCGACATGCCGGCCTCAACTTGGCCGCTAACGTCAATGAGTTGCTCCCCTCGCATGATGTACGCACCGTCAGGGCGACGCACAATTCTAACCTGCTCAGGGCCATCAGAGTCTATGGCGTCATCAATGGTATATTCATTAATGACGGGTTTTGCGCGCTCAGCTACAGGCTCAGCCATAGGCGCAGGCGCAGGCGCGGGCGCAGGGGCGGGCGCAGGCGCAGGCTCAGCCACAGGCTTGGCCACAGGCTCAGCAGTAGCCTCAGCAACCGGCGGCGCAGCAGCGACTCGTTGCGCTTCATCATACTCCGCGCGAGGAACATACCGAAGGCTGCCATCCGGGCTTTCAATGATTACCAGATCATCTTCAATGATGACGGTTTCTTCAGGGGCCGGGCCGACAGGGGTAGGCGCTGCCTCAGGAGGAACGCCGAAAGACGTGGCCGGAACGACGGGCTCAGGCTCCACAGTCGGCGGAGGCGGCTCCGTCCCCGGCTCAGCTTCCGGCCCACGCAGACCGCTAACAGCGCCGGCCCCGCCACCCATCGTGCCGCCAAGGATTAGACCGGCAGCCGCGCGACCGCCAAGACCTTCGGTGAGTTGCACGTTCGGATCGATAGCCTGAGCGCCAACATTCTCGGCAACGCCCTGACCAGTTTCCTGAACCAGTTCGGTGCCCCCTTCACGGATAGCGCCCTCAGCACCGCCGCGAACAACGCCACGGCGCAGGCCGCCTGTCAGCAACGCAGCTTCAAGGCCAAGCGGACCAGTGGCAGCCGCAATCGGAGCAGCAATGGCGGCAGCGCGGCGGGCTGCGGAAATCGCCGCAGCTTCGCGAGCCTCCTCCGGTGTTGCCCCAGCAGCAATTGCTTCGAGATAGGCGGTAGACCTCGCGACAGCCTCCGGGGGCATCTGCATGACGCGGTCATAGGTGGCCTGCGCAGCGTCGCCACCAACGATGGCCGCTTCACCAGTGGCAGCGCCTGCCAGAGCGCCGCGCTTTGCTGCCTGCTGGCCAATCAGGCGCCCAGCCAGAGCGCGACCAGCAAGGCCAGCGCCGCCTGTACCAATCATAGCCGGCGCCGTCTGTGCGATGCCGGCAGCCAGCGACAGGGGATCGGTCAGTAGTTCTTTGGCCTGCTGCCCGAAGCCAGAGAGGAAGCCTCCCTTCTCGGCCTCTGCCACGCGCGCCGCCTGCTGGCGCTGGAGCTCGCGGAACGCTGGGGTCTGAAGCTCTTCGCCAAACTCCTCGACGGCTTTGCCCGCGCGAGTGGAGATGTTGTCCATGTCGCCGGTAACAAGGCCGGTAAGCTGGCCCGGAAGGGACACAATCTGACCAGCACCGCGAATGGCTGCGCCGCCAACGTCACGGAGGAAAGAGGTTTCAGCTTTCGGAATGCTCGCGGCATTTGCCTGCACGTATGCGATGGCGTCCTGTTGGGTTGCCCCTTCAGGTGCGTTCACCTCATACATTGTTCCATCTGGGGATTTAACGCGGAACCTAGGCATGCCCGGACCCTATATTAAAACTTAATGGCTGACCACCCTGCGCCACCCTTCGTAGCGCCCGAACTTGCACCCGAAATCGCAGCCCGCCGACCCGGAGCGGGAGCAGCAGGGGTGCCGTCCGGCAAACGCATCTCGCCAGCGCCAGCCGGGGGACGGCCAAACGTCTTTTCATAAACGCGACGCATGTCTTCTCTGCGCTGGAGAAGCGCCTTGTATTTTGCGAATTTAGCCGCGTCCATGCTGGTTTTAACACCCTTAGCCTGTTCGTAATCTGCCTTATACTCTTCGAGGGCCTCTCGCATTTTTTCGTCAGCCGCGATGAAATTTTGCTCGGCGGTGTACTGCTGATTGGCAGTCATTTCGCGCGCCCGATCACCGGCTCGGCGCCGGTTTTCTTCCGCTGATGATCGCGTCAAATCAAGATCAGCCAGCGCTTCCGCCTCCGCATATTTTGCTCCAACTGCCGCCTTCTTGGCGTTCGCAAGAGCCGTATCAACCGTGGCCTGAGCAGTCTCCTCATCCACGCCAGCCCTTATCAGGGCAGACTTACGGGCTATTGCCTGTGCTTGCAGCGTGTTCTGGGTATCAATTAAATTCGAAGCGTCGGTGCGGGCCTTCTCGGAGAGCTCAAGCCGTTTCAACGCCGCCTCATCACGCGCCTCACCAAGCGCCTCAACGCCTTCTTCGTTGGCGCGGCGAGCACTGCCATACTGCTGAAGCCCGGCCTGCAGACCCCGCGTCAGGGCTTCGCCAAAGCTCTCGCCTCGACGGCCCTGCGCCAAAGCGGCGCCGCCGGCAATCAGCGCCTCCCACGGCGAGCGGGCCTTGGCTTCCTGCAGAAGCTCTTCGCGACGGCCAAGACGTTCTTCTCTTTTTGCCAGCGCGGCCAGCATCTCTTCAGGGACGGCGGCATTCTCCTGAGCCAGTGCGCGCTGCTCCAAATCCTGAACAAGCTCTTGTTGCGCTCCCAGTCTCGCCTTATCGGCGGGGGAAATCGGCTGCTTGTTCGCAGCGGCCTCCGCAATAGCCGCCTCCATTTGCCCGAGTCGCGCCTTTGCGGTTTCAAACATCGGGCGAAATTGCGACGGACGCGGAGCCGGCCTCTGAGGCGCGGCCTGTTCCGGAGCAGGAGCCTCAGCTACGGGCTTAGGCGCAACCAACGGTACGCCCGGCACAGCAGGCGTGGCGGGCGTAACCTCACGCGGCTGCGGGATCATCAGCGCCGTGCCAATCGCCGTACTGGGCGCACCAGCGCCCTCTGACGTCGTAATTATCTCCCGGACGAGATCCTCTAGGCTTTTACCTTTGTTCTGCCCAGTCTTGATCATCTGTTCCGCAAGGGCTTGAGCCCTTCTTAAATCCATCACAGCCATCAGCGTACATCCTTCAGCCAGCCAAGCCCGTGCATCGGGTGCTTGATGTTGCGCTTACCGTTCTTGACGGGACGCTCAATCTCGCCGCCTTCTTTGAAGCCCTTCTTGCCAAACCCACCAAGCGCGCCAATCGTACCGACAACAGTCGCTGCTGTGCCCAGAGCAGAGCCAAAGCCAGACGTGCCCGGCTCAGTGCGAATAGCCGTTCCAGACCCGGACGGCGACGGGACCCCGCCGATGCCGGCAAACTGCTGCACCTGAGTGAGCGGAAAATCGCGCTGACGCTGGAAGTCCTCATATGCCAGATCAGCTGACTTCTGACCCAGTTCCTGACGCTTCGCGCCGATGGACTCCAGACCGGTCAATTCGCGCAGGCGCTGGTTCTGGGCAGTCTCGCCCAGCTGCGAATACTGCTGGGCTCCTGTAAGCGCGCGGCTGGCCTCAGTGCCATACAGATCGGCGCCCGACTTATAGGCATCGGCCATCGCTTCCATCTGTTTGCTCAGCGCCTGAGCCTGCGTATCGCGAATCGCTCGTTGCGTAAATTCTGCGCTGCGTGAGCCTCCAAACGTGCCTCCACCAACAAACGTGCGATTGATCTGCGGCAGGATGTTTTCAGACAGGTTGCGGGCTGCCGTCGAGCCGATCCCAGAAATGACGCTCTGGATATACGGGTTCATGTAGCGACCAGCCACGCCCGGATCCGTGAACGAACCGGTGCCGCGATTGACCGCCTCCGTTGCAGCATTCACGTAGGGCTGATAGGAACCCATGCCCTGCTGGAATAGGTCAAAAGCCTGCTCCTGCTCAGGCTGGAACCCGGCGATTCGAGCCGCCTCATATCGCTGATACGGCTGAGACGTTGCGGCGCTGGCACGGCCAAGAAGGTCCTGAGCGTACTGGGTATACCACGCCGGCAGGATGGTCTGTGTCTGGGTAGTCTGCGTGGCCATTACACTGCACCTCCAACAGCCTTCAGCATATCTTCAATCCCACGCTGTGGCTTAGCAATCTTTTTCACGTCTTTGCGTCCAGCACCCTTACGCACCATTTGGCGCATCTTGTCGAGACGGCGGACACCTTCATCGGTTGAGCCATCGCCCAGATCAGCGACATCCTGCGCGCTCCAGACATACTCGCCGTCCGAGAGCCAAGCCGGGATCTTGTCGTCCTGACCGCTGCCGATACCCTTGACCTTCCCCGGACCCATGTGACCGCCGCCCTTCCGATAAGCGATAAGGTGGCTTACCATATCGTCGTCGACTTCGCCACCTTCGGCCATGCCGGTAGAAGCTGCAGCGTTAAAAGCAGGTTCCGCCGCCATTGCTTCTTGCAGGTTTTGTAGCATGATCGGGTTGTTGAGCGCACCAAGAAGGCCGCCCGTTGATTGCATTATAGGCTCTGCTGAAAACCGAGAAGGAGCCGGGGCTGAGGCGGGACCTGTATTGAAAAACTGGAACTCGCCTTCCCTCTGCCCGTAGGTGAACGGATCGAAGGTCGCCACGTTGCGCGTTCGGCCAATGCCAGAGCCCGCGCCGGGAACAGTGTAGCCGGTTCCAAGATCCAGAGGGCCGCCACCACCGCCGCCGCCGCCAACGGCATCTGCAAGAGCGCTCGCCAAGGTCAAGCCGGCGGACGCTTTCTGAAGAGGGGTAAGGCCCTTCTTGTCCTTCTTCTCAGCCTGCTCCTGCTCAAGGGACTTGCCTTGTGGGCTGGTTAGATCAGACACCACGAAATTGCCAGCAACGGGAGCAAGCAAGTCTGTGGGGCTCAGGGTCGCCGGAAGTTCTCTCTGGCCCGTAACAACGATCTGATTGGGTTCATACACGGTCTTCGTGCCGGGTAGCTCACTAAGCGGGCTCGCCGCAAGTGCGTCAGGGAGGCGGGTCGGGCGGATACGACTGGTCGCAACATCAATGAGATCTTCGCCGGGTAGGCTTATGTCAACCGGCGGTGTGCCGAGGTTAAGCACGCCAGCAGCTGCACCGCCTAGACCGCCGATCCCGGACAGATCGGCCTTCGGTAGCGGCGTATTTGTGACGACAATTCTCGGCTCTTCCGTTGCCGGCGGTTCCGACGCAGGCGTTTGACCCGCGACCTCAGCCGGGCTGGCGATAAAACGAATACCTTCAGGGGCCACAGCCGATACACCGGCTAAAGGAATATTACTCGTTGAGCCCCGTAAGCCAGTGACCACCGTGTCGCCGAGGCCAAACTCGTTATCCAGACGCGCCTGATCAAGCGCCTGCTGGAACGGGTCAATAGACTTGCCGATATTACCCAGCAGAGAGCCGCTTGTAGAGCTAATACCGCTGAGAACGGCGGGGGCAATTTTCGACCCAACAACCGTGATAAGACCTTCTTCGGCGGCTTTTTTCGCTGCTTCGCTAATGCCCTGACCAACAGTCTCACCAACAAGCGCGCCCTTCCCGCTGCCAAGAACAGCGCTCTTAGCACTCCTAAAGGCATCGCTCAGATCGGCGCCCAGACCGCTAACGTCCAGCAGACCTGCAGTGGCACCTGAGGCCAAGCCGCTGATGGCGCCAGCCTTGAGGGCTTCACCAAGTTTTTCGCCAGTGGCAATACCCGCCCCGCTGCGTCCTATGGCCGAAGTCAAACCTATGCCGGCAGCCTTGCCAAGCATGGTCTTGGCCGCTGCCTTGCCGAGAAGGCCTGCGCCCATGCCAAGGCCGGGTATGACGTTCAACGCAATCGGAACGGCAATCTTAGCGATGTCGGCAACGGTGCTCCAGCCAGATTTGTTGTACAGATCGCCGCCGAGCGTTGTGATGTATAACCCCGTTTCGGGCTCCAGAGCCGAACCGAACTTGCTGTCAGACGGCTTTTCACTCACTTCCTGAAGCCGCCAGTCAGCCATGCGACCTCTGCTGGCAAGCCCCTCTGCGATGTCCTGCATACGCAGAAACTCTTCAGGAGTGCTGCCCGACGCGATGACCTCACCGTTGTTCTTGCCCGTGAAATCGACGATCTGATATTGCCTGCCGGGCTGAAGCGTAATGTTGTCAGCAGGCTTTTCACCACGCACGTCCTTGGTGTTGGTGGTCATCCACGAACGAATGGTGACGGGCTCTTGCAGACGCTCCTGCTGTCTTTCTAGCTCGCGCTGCTGTGCAAGGCGCGGATCACCACCGCGCATAGTGCTGTAACGCTCAGGTTCGCCATCCGAACCCATGCGCCCGGTGTAGTCATCATCATGGAACGCAGTCGTCGCGGCACTCAAGCCGCGCACAGGCTGAGACTCTGGCGCCGGCTCTGGCGCACTGATACTAGACGCGTCAGAGGCGCTGACGAACTCACCCGTGTTCGGGTCGTAATAAAGATCGCCGGATTGATCTTCATAGAGACCCGGCTCTTGCTCGTTATAAAACCGTCGAGCCATCTGCTACGATCCCTGACTAATCACGTCGTTGAAACGCATCGCCCATTCGCGCCAATCGTCGAACTGATACGCATTGGGGACCCCAAGCCCGGCGAGAGACGCGATACTTGATAACCCAGAGGCCCACTGTTTCCAATCTCTTTCATCCATGAGCCGCACGGCAACGCCGAAATCCTCAATGGACGGGAACATAAAGTCCGCCCACTCCACCACGGTATCAACGATACGTGGGTCGATGGTAGTGGTGACAATCTTAGCCATTAGCTTTGATACCGCCCATCAGACGGCTCGATGTGAACAATGATCTGGCCCATCTGATAGTCGCCATTCACCGTGTTCGACGCAAAGCGGAAACGAAGCTCGCGGCGCTGCTCCTTGAAAAACACCTGCTGTTCATACTTCTCGGAGGCAACCGCCGGGAACGCGCGCAGCGGGCCCGCAATTTCAGGCGCCCGCGCGTTGATCCGGCCCGTGATCTGAACCGTCATCTCCCCAGCCTGCACGAAGTCGGGCTCCATCATCTCGACGTGGATTGCCCGGTTCTTTGGCGGATCCGAGATGATCAGCGCAATGTCACCGGTTTCGAAGAAGCTCTCGACCGCATTCACGGACGGACCATCGATCTCGTCGACGCCAAACTCGTGGCGCCAAATCTTGTAAGTGATTGTGCCGTTGTCAACGACGCGCGTGTTGCTATCCTCTGTAATGCGGATGTCGCCAGCCTCCGTAATGCGAGTATCGGCAGGGGGCAGCGGAATCGGATCGACGCCAGCCAAGATCGGCGACGGGAACACCTGAGCATACAAGCCGGCAGAGCGCCCGCTGTTTGGAAGCTGGGTGTCGTACCACGTATTTTCGCGGAAGTTATAGATCACCGCATGGGTGCATTCAGTGGCATCGCCGCGCGGGTAGCACCACCAGATTTCGCCATAACGGGGGACTTTGTAGGCAAAGATTTTGTTGGCGTTGTTCGTGTTCAAGCCGTCAAAAAAGTAGTTTATATTCATGTTGTTAGGCACTTCACGGACGACGCCGTTATACATCATGAACCGGTCACGACCGATCCAGAAGTAGATACCGTCGTATTCGATCACGCTGTTGGTCGCGAGGATGCTGATCTGCGAGCTAATCGTGTCAAACGCAAACACGTCCGAGCCGCCAGTGTAGTAGCAACGGATCAGGCTATCGAGCGACCAGAAAAGCCCAGCCGGGTTCTGGCCGCCGCCACGCAGCGGCAGGCCCTTGACGATCTTCGAGGCCGTGATGAATGCGTCGCCAGCGTCACCGCTCGTGAAATTCGTAGGGTCGTTCACGTCTGACCACTTCACGTAGCCATCGGACGAAAACATAAACAGATATGGATGCAGCACCACAATGCCGCCAGACACGCCCGCCGTTGGGATTGGCGTCAGGATGGCAGTGCCGTATGCGTCTCCGATATAGGCAACGTAGTTTGCGTCGCTGGTGATGTCCATCAGGGTGTCCGAGGCATGGGCAATGATGACGTTGCCCCCGCCCCCGCCATCAAACATGGCGTCGAACATCCAGTTGTAGTTAAAGTTCTCGACAAACGTCACTGGCGTCCGGTCAATGGGCGCAGAGGTGTTGCCGTCCACGTCAATCGTGAACCGCTGCACACCAAGCTGATGACCGATGTGCGTGTAGGCGAAGTTGTTCAAGCCCAGAGTGTGAATCTGCCGGACGATGCCAGACGAGTAATTGCTGATCTGCCTGTAGCCGCCGATCTTGCGCGGCAGCCCGCGCTGAAACCGCACCCACTGCCCGTCGACGTAGAAGTTCCCTTCGAACCTCGTGCCGTCGCGCTTGATGCCGGCCTCCGATCTGACGTTGACGGGGACGAGCATTAAAAGGAACCACCGTCGACTGTGCCCGATGGTGCAGGTCCCAGTGCGGCCCAGACGTTGCTGGGTGCGCCTGCTGTAAACACGGTAATGCCCAGAGAGGAGCCGCCGAGATTGACCAAGGCTCCGTTTGCCGTCGTAGAGCCGGTGCCGCCCTGAGACACTAACAGCGGGACGCCAAGGCCGCCCGTGTCAGCCGCAATGACATTGGTGCCGTCGCAATACAGGATCTGTCGCCCACCCTGAGTTATGCTCACGCCCGTGCCCGCAGCCGTTTTAACCGTGAGTGTGTAAGCACCGCTCGTGTTGTTATCGACCCAGTACTGCTGCACAGTAGTGGGCACGACGATCTGCATATTCGCCAACAGCGTACCACTGAACCGGTAAGCGATTCGGTTCAGTTCCACGCCAGAAAGCACATAAGGGCTAGTCTGCCCTGTCAGGCTGATGGAGACGTAATCGAAGGTAAACTCAGCCGGCTGACCAAGCCCAAGGGTGTAGAATTCTGTACCGTCGCAAACGAAGAATGCACTGGCGCCCGGGTTCATGATCAGCGACGCGCCATTGTCGATGGTCTCGCCGCCGGGCCCCTGAATGGTAATGGCGCCAGTGCCTCCGTTACGAATCTGGCAGAACCAATCATTACCAACCGTAGAAGCCACAGGCAGTGTCAGCGTGCCAGCGCCGCCTGTCCACAGGAACATCTTGGAACGGTCGGAATTGCCAATCGTGTAGTTGGAATTTAGTCCGTCAACCAAGATGGATTGATTCAACGTCGCGCCGATTGCCTTGATGCCCAAGCCGGCAAGAGAGGCGGCGTTGATAGCGGATGAGCCAACGCCATAGGCCAGTGCGCGCCACGAACCGTTCACTGTGGTGTTGTTTGTCAGATACAACTGCCAGCTTTGCCCAGCCGCAATCGACGCAAGCGTGTTGCCGCTATTGTCGGCAACGATGAACGTGAAGGCCCCCGGGTTGAAGAACAGGGCCGTTTCGCCAACCGAAGCCTGAGAGGCGTCGGGCATGCGGATCGTAAAGCCGCCCGCTGAAGGGGTAACGTCCATGATGGACGAGACGACATCAGTGTTGGAGGCAAGCTCGGTCGGCCACGTCAGGGTGACGTTTGCGGTGAGAGCAACAGCACGATAGCTGGGGTTGGCCGAATAGATATTCGTGCCGCCGAAAGTGTTTGTGAAACTCGGCACGCCTTAGTCCTCCCTGCGGACGATGCCGCGATCAACAATCTGACGAATGTCTTCGCCATTGAGCGCGGCGATGGACCGGTCGTAGAAGCCCTGCCAGATCGGGATGATCTCTTCGTTCTTCAGGAACGGCGCAGCCTCCAGCAGCGAGGCATAGAGCAGCGCGTTCGGCGCATATTCCGTGAACCAGTTTGTCTGGAGATCTTCGCCTAGAAGCGGCGGAAGCTCGTAGTAGATGATTTCGTATGGGAACGCGGCGTTCGGCGT